CCATCGGTGCCACTTTCGAGGGTGGCATCGGTTCCATTGGTTCCATCGGTGCCACTTTCGAGGGTGGCATCGGTTCCATTGGTTCCATCGGTGCCACTTTCGAGGGTGGCATCGGTTCCATTGCAGCTCTTATCGAGGCCACGAGGCGATGGGAGACCCCGCACTGCTTGGCTACCGATCTGTTTGACCCAGCCGAATCGCCCCACCGAGCGAGGTATTCGAGTACCCTCGCCCTCTTTTCCTGATCGGGCGTCATGACGCCTATCTTCGCGCCCGATAAAATGTCGTCATCGCTCTGCGAATGGCCGCATCTACACGGTTGCGAAATATAATGCTCGACGCTGACGCTTTAGCTTTTATTGAGCATTGTGGAGAGCACGTGAGGAAACGGTCACTGACGAATTTCTGACCGCAAATAATGCAATGGCGGATCATCGCTACACCTCGCAATAATCCTGGACGTATGCCTGAAGAATATTGCTAGCTGTCACGCCGTCTGGTGTCAGGGTTCCGATTGGAGTTTCGACGAGAGATTGATACTGAAAATCAAATGTGTCGAAAAATTCAAAAAGAGCCTTCTCTTGTGATTCCCCGTAGCCTTCCGCCGGGATAGGAGCCATCAACCTGTGCGGGGGAAAATGACGTACGGAGTATCCTCCGCCCTTTTGGGGCTCTATTATTACCGCTATTTCATGGTTGAGTCGGTAGGTTCTGCGATACGAGCGGATTTCATTTATCCGCATGTATTGTGAGTCGTCATCCATGCCTCGTCTCCTTCTTCGTTCCGTGCACAATTGCGCGAGCATCCTTGAGCGCCGCAACGGCCTCATCTACCGAGTGAACGACGTAAATGAGCGCGCCGAACCGGCGCCATATTTCGTGGCATCGTTCTTGTTCCGGCTCTGGCTCCTCGCCTGGCACTTTGACTTCCATGCACAACCAGACGCCAAGTCCAAATGGCGTACGTAAAATAAAGACTAAATCGGGCGAACCTACGCCGAGGCCGTAAGGCACATAGAATACCTTGTCTTCCTTGACGTACTTCGCCCGTCCAACCGAGTTCCGCAGCAACAATAGGTCTGGTTCAGCCCCCAGTTTCGCCTCAATTCGTCGCTGAACCTCCTTCTCGAGTATAGGCATTCGGCATCCTCCCAAATCGTTGCCTGAACTTCGACAACGCCCAGCGCTCAATGGCAACGCCGTAAAGACCAATATTCTTTTCAGCAACGCGCCGAAGCGACCATAGGTAGCGCGCGTCGCGCTCATGTTGAGGCAGCGCGCTTACGTTTTCGAGCTTCTCGGCGCGCGATAATACCCTTGGCACCTTCGACGACGCCTCGGCTCGAGCTCCACACCGCGGGCAAACGACAGCAGGCCGAAAAATGGCCAGGCAATTTTTGCAGTGACGAAGCGCGGTCAGCGTTTCGGCAGGACGAACAGCTTTACCGGTGAGCGACCATGTCCTGGCATCATCGGGTAATCCGTGCAGGAATACCGAGCCACCAAGGTCGAGAACAAGAAGCTTCTTTTTTCCATATAGAGGACACGGGCGAAGCCCCCGACCAATGGCCTGCAAATACGATCCGGTCACGCTCATCTGCCGCGCGAGAATGACGGTCTCAATTGCCGGCAGATCGAAGCCCTCGATAAATACCCCCACGCCTACGAGCACAAGGGTTTCGCATCGCATTACGCGATCGCGCATCCCCCGACGTTCAGCCCTCGGCGTGTCGCCCAAAAGGAGCTCCGTTACCACGTGGCGTTTTGTTAGGCGGTCTCGAATATCCTGCGCATGCAAGATGTTCGATGCAAAAACAATGGCTCGAGATTCAGGAGCATATTCGCAATACGCATCTACAGGATCGACCGATAGCTCGCGGGCGTTGTTCGTTCCTGCAAGCACGTCACACGGCACCAAATATCCTTGCTCGGTGAGCCACTTATTTGACGGTCCGCAAATGAGCTCACTAAAAATGTCACCGAGCGGTCTACCGTCACCACGCTGTGGCGTTGCCGTCAATCCGAGGATGCTGGCTTCGGGGTATCGCTCGAGGAGTGCGCGTGCAGTTGGTCCAGGAGCACGATGGCATTCGTCAAATATTACGAGATCTGCCGGAGGGAGCTCGTCGCGCCGGTGCAAGGTTGCTATCGAGCAGACCTGCACCGGAGCGTTCGGTAGCGTTGGTCTTCCGGCCTGAACATATCCTGATTGAATACCAGCAGCGCCCAGCCGGTCGTGCGTGTCCTCGATTATCGTGTCCAAGTGAGCCAGAAATACGGCGCGATATCCTGCAAAAACGGCTCGAGCAAGAATATGCGCTGCCATGGCCGTTTTGCCTGAGCCCGTCCCAGCTTGCATGACGACGGTGCCTGCACCATTACCGAGCGCGTGTACCACGCGGTCTACGAGCTCGGTTTGGTATGGGCGCAGGGTGATCATTCGATGGTCGGGTCGTTGGCAATTTCTTCGATTCGTTCAGCGTCAGTCTTTGGCTGGAAAGACATCTCCTCGATTGGAGGAAGTGGCTCTAGTTTCGCCTTATTTTTTGCGCCAGGTGGCCGTCCTGGACGGCGCCGTAACAGTCCGTCAACAGGGACGGCGTTCTTTGGCTTACGACCTCGGCGCTTCGGCGGATCAAAAGGGAGCGCCATGGTGCGCGAGGCCGCCGAGGCTTTCGGTGTTGGTAGTGGCTCAATGCCGGTGCGTAGGCCTGCAAGCATTTCCTGCGCGCGTTCGAGCACGCTGTTGACGATGTCTTTTGCCATGGATTCGATTGATAAATCACTCATTTGACTGTCTCCTTAGGTAATAAATAATGGATGTAAATTTACGACTTCGGCTCCCGGTCGATGATGCGAGTCAGCTCATCGACTAGCCAAAGGATGCATACCTCTCGCTCGTCGTAGTACCGCGGGGACCGGACACTTGGCACTGCACGCTTGTATGCTGCAACTATTTCATCGTACCGCGCGGCCTTTTCGATTGTTCGGCGGTTGATCTCGTCCCATGCCTCGGGGGAAATGTCTATGGCCCTCACCTCACGTATGGGGATCATGGCTTTGGCCCCCGCTCCGTGATTTTCGCAACGCCGACAGCGAGTTTCACAAGCGCAATCATTGCCTCCGTCGTCACCATTTCTCCGGCGATCCAACGTTTAGCCTCATCAATAGCTATATCTACTAAGCCAACAATCTCGTCATAACGTGCAGCCTTGATCTCGACTGGATCCAGCGGCAATTGTCCGGTGCCGTGGCACGGCCAGCAAGGCCCAACCCCATCGTGCATGATGTAACGACCATTCCCGTCGCAAAACGTACATATTTTCGTTAGCTTTTCGCTCATGGCTTTACCCTCGTCGCGTGAAACGAGGGTTCGTACTCCGCTTCGACTTTAAAAATGTGCTGCTTCCCATCGGGAGAGATGACGGCCACGAGTCTTTCGCGCCAATAGTCACGGTACCAATCGGTTTCCGCAACTTGTCGCGCGACCACGATAGGTGGACGTCCAAGTTCAGGTGAAATGTACTTCTTCGCGTCTTTGCGCGACCCAAATTCCGGAAACCAATACAGCCACTTTTCACTCATTTCGCCCTCGCTTTCGACGCTTCAGCACCGCATGCTGCGTAGCCGGCAATGTCGATCCACGTGTCGCCATGCTCAGGGTCGTTCGCGGCCCTGATTGTTTTCAGCGCGATCATGCAGAGCGCGACGTGGTGCACTTTGACGTCCACGCTCAGGATGGCCGACCAGCACGCAGCAATGTGCGCGAACGCGTCGGTCGAATTGCCATAATTTGGCTCACGCGTCATTATTGCGTCGCGCGCAGCCTCAAGCGTCGTGTTGCGTGCAAGCGGTTTATCGAGCTCCCCATCGTCGGGCACTATAGACATGGTGACGTGGCCGTCCTGGATTCCGAAAATCCCTCGCAGAATATAGGTTACGCGCACGCGCTTTCCACGCCCGGTATAACCGAAATTCCACTCTCGCAGCCAAAGGGTATCGCCGATCGAGAATTCTCGGTCATCACCTCGAACCTCAAATGTTTTTACCCCGTCGAGTATGGATTGGAAGTACGGAACCAAACACTTCAATTCGTGCGTCGTTTTCATGGCTGCTTTCCTTCCCATCTTCCGCATTCTCGGCATCGGTACCAACCTGTCCCGCAGCAGTCCTGGTAGGTGGCCCTTGGGTCAAACTCATCGCATTCGAGTTTTTCGACGGCGCCGTCGTCATCCCATCGCCACGTTTCAAACCCCGGCGGCTCACCGTAGACTGCAAGAATTAGGTCTTTAGGATACGGATCTTTTGCTCCCACAAATGTTACGCGCGGTCTAATAGCCAGCACGAGTGCGTGACCCCACACATAACGAGCGAACCACTCCGAGCCGACGGATGCCGGAACCAAAAATAATATTTTGCCGTCACCAGTATATTCGGCGCACTTCCGCGCCCACGGCGCGATGTCAGCATAGGGCGGATTTAGCCATGCAAGAGTGTAATCGTCCACAATGACATTCCAGTCCGCCCTTAGCGAATCCTCCTCAGGCGAAATAAACCACTCCGCCTTTGTATTTTCCTTGGTTGCCGCAAGATCGATCACGATCGACCCGAATCGCCGTTCAACGGCAGCAATCAACTCCGGCGGAGTCTCGTAGTCCTGTCGAGAGCGGTGCCTATTCATCGCTGCGCCGGTCATTTGCCCCTCATCGTGACGGCAATTGCGATGACTAGCACACACCCAAATATTGCCTCAGGCCATGTCATTTTCGCCTCGCCCATATCGTAGAGATGGTAATCGCAGCGCTCGCGACAAATACTACACACCACATAGTTGCTTCAGGCCACGTCATGATGCGCCCAACTCCTTTCCCGGATAAATTGCTCAGGATCCGACATGCTCTCATTTCTTAGGTAGTGAAAGAGCCACGCGTCATTGGCAGGGCGAACGCCCCCCATTCGCTCGCCGTCGCTCACGCGCCTTACAACAGCCTCCGAATGCGTACGAATCACTGCGTCGTGCGCAACAGTAAATGCGTGCACCACGCAATCGTATACGCCGATGCGTTCTCCGCTCACGTCGACGGAGAAGGCTTCATCCGGGTCCAGCACGTTGTGCCTCTTTCTCTATCTGCGACGTAATGTAAGCGCCGTACTCATCGACAGCCGAGAACAGGCGTTCCATCGCGTTCGCGCGATCCGTCCCGCTTATGGGGTGCGTGACGCCATAAGCTTCGTTGGCGATCTGAATCAGCAGTTCAAAGATTCTGCTATCGACGGTGACTTTCATGGGTTTTTCCCAACGCCAAAAAACTTCTCAATCGCTGCTCGGTCGGCGCGAAGACCTACCGGCGAAAGGGCGACGTTGATGTCGGAAATTGCCTTCTCGACAGCTGCGCGCACTGCATCGTTACGGAAAACTTGGCTCTCAGAGTTGGACTCTGATTTGCTAGCGGCATGGCTATCCAAGGAAACGAGTTCACCTGTCCCTCCTGCGGTCGTTCCGTCATTCTTTTGCGCGATGACCTTCGGGTCGGGAATCAAATAAAGTGCAAAGGATGCGGGAACGTTTCCGCCCCCCTCACCGATGCCAACGTCAGAGACGGGAACAGGGTTTTGGACAGGCTCGATGAGAGAAATATGCCGCCGGGAGAGGACGCGATCAACAAGGACGGCAAATCCTAACGCCCGGAATGCGACGTCAAAAGCATCGAAAATATCTTCGAGCAACTCATCTGCTTCAGCTCTGAGCTTTTTGCAAACGGGAATTTCCCAACGCCATGGCGCTGGTGATCCCTCGCATTCGCCATGAAAAATGACTGCAGGAAAAGACGCTACGGCAGGACCGAGGGCGATGTGGTGCCCCCATCCTTGTCGATTTAGGTATCGACCAAACGAACTGAGACAATCGCAAAAAAATCGCTCGACGTCGTTTTCGGTTCGTTGGGCAGCTTCTCGAAATTGCCTAGTTTTATTCTTGATCCCATATGGCGCAATGCCACCCAATACACGATAGTGGAAGGGCAGCAATTCTACCTCACTCGCTCCACCCTCTACTTCCGAACGGCTTATTCTGACCCCAAAAGGGGCCAATAATTTGTTTGCGTCAGAAATTGCGACCAGCAGTTCATAACTCAATTCTTTGCTCATAGACTTGTCCTCGATCGGGTTTTATTTGTTCGGCAGGAAATTTGGCCACCATGGGCATGTCCTGATTTACTTACGCCATGGACTTCGACGGCTCCGCTATGCTCTGCTCGTGTGGCTCCAGAACGATGTTTGCGCTCAACGAGCTTCTGGTCGGGAATCAGAAGAAGTGCTCTGGACAGGGTTGCAAAAATCTTCTTCGAGCTCTCACCGCTGAGGATGTCGAAAAAGGAAGCAAGTATTGGGCGCTAATTGAGCACAACCGAAATAAGACAAAGTGAACCAAACTCACTGGCACCATTGCAATTTCTCCATTGTGCTCCTGCAAATCACTTCGGCCGACCCGTCTTCAAACTGCACAAATCGGAGTGGGCCAGGATCGCCGCACCCTGGACAGCACATGTGCACTACCCACGGTAACTCTTCTTTCGCCTTTTTCCCGAGATGCTCCTCAGCCGGCAAATCACGGCATCTATATCCTTCGGTAGGGTTCTCAGCAGATATCGGGATGAAATGGCACGTAGCCCTCCTGCCCGCAGCATGAGACTCATCGATGTCTCTCAGGGTGAGAGGTCGGTCTACTTTGATGCCATATTTTCCGAATATTAGATCCATGGCATCAAGAGACAATTCACGGCTCCTCGCCTTCTGTTCTTCCGTAAGACTCGGGAGGCTGAGCATCTCGTCAATTTCGCGTTCAATACCCGCTAATTCATTTCTCGGATTTTCGTCCATCGAATTGCTCCTCAATTAGGTTTTATTTGCTCGAGCCCGCTCCACGGCCGCGCGAACGCTCTCTTTGGTGGGCGGGTCGCCGATGCCGGTTATCAGCCAGTCGAGTGAGATACCGAGAACGCGGGCAAGCGACGCGAGTGTTCGAGAGCCAACGTTTTCGACGCGCGTCTCTATTTGATTTACTCGGGCATGATTGAGTCCAGCAAGGGCGCTAAGGGCTCTGGCTGACAGCCCTGCCATCCTTCTGCTGCAACGAAGACGCTTCGCCAGAGACATGCAGCTTACATTATACACGTCGCTTTTATGCGTCAAGCCAAAAATTGGCGCATTTTTTAGCCACAGTGCACAATCCGGCGGTGACTTTTGCGGACCGGATCGAGGAAGTTTTGCTGATCACTGGACTGTCAGCGCGCGCGTTGTCCCTCTCGGCGAACCTGTCGCCTGGCTCTGTCGCTCATTGGCGTTGGAGAAAAGGCAAACATGGAGCGGTCCAGCCACCACACGTCACGAATCCGAGCGTGAGCCACGTGAAGGCGATAGCGGACGTCGCAAAGGTGCGACTGGAGTGGCTTCTCGACGGTACCGGACCAAGAGATCGTGATGACGCGCCGTCACGTCCGCCCGTCGAACCGGCCCGCACCGAACGCTTCGTGGTTCCTGACGACTCAGATCTCGATCGTGACCCATTTGACGTCGTCGTCGAGCACGCGTCAGAGTGGGCGCCTGCAAGAACGCCTGCGGACGTCGTGCAAGAAACAATTATTCGCGTTCGCGAAGAAAAATTAGCCGTGAAAGACAGGCTCGACGAGGCCTATTGGTTTCGTCGCTTCCACGAGGTGTGCGTGGATATCCTGAACGAGCGCAAGGGGAGGCAAGATCTGCCGACCGGTATGACCGTGTACTACGGAAATGATGATGATTTCGGTCGGTAGGAGCAACTACTAGCGACTGCGAGAAATGTTCGCGCGACTATCGGTGCATGGATCGATGCGAGCTCGAGGCCATCGCCGATGTTGCCTACGCGTGGGCGCACGTAGATCTGATGCACCCCAGCGTGATTGCTGTCGCACGCGCGCTGCTCGGACCTCACGCTGTGATACGAGGCCTACGACCGCGTCACGCTTCCGCGTGCTTGACTCGTGTCCGCGATAACTGGCGCATCGTCGTGTCTCGTTCGCTGCCTCGTGCATACGCATTGTTTTTCGTCGGTCACGAGCTTGCCCACTGGCTGATGGATTTGTGTGGCGTTAAGAACGACGATAACGAAGAGGCTGCTGCCGACTACTTGGCCGCTGCGCTGCTTGCTCCACGCGAAACGTTTCGTGCTGCGCTTCGCGAGCTCGGCGAAGATTTGCCAGCGCTCGCAAATGTGTTCCACGTGACCGAGACGTGCGCAGCTTTGCGGCTCGGCGAAGTGACAGGGCAACCGCTCGCTGTCGTCACGCCGCATCGCGTACACGTACGCGGCCCCGAAGAGTGGGTATGGCCGGACGAGATGACATTGCGCGCATGGACGCGCAAGACGCCACCAGGCGTGCGCTCAACGCGGCTCACGGACGATCCGCGACGCGTGGTGCTTGGGGTTGAACAATGAGTAAGCGCGACTTCATCGCAGCTGAACACTCGTGCGACGTTTGCTCTTGGCCTCGCTTTTGCGTGTGCAAAAACTTTGTCCGTAGGCTTTTTGAGCAGCATAATGTCCATGCATTATGAGCAGAGTGCATGAGCGCGAATATAATTTGTGGATCGTCGTTCGTCCTCCGGAGGAGGACGCTCCGGGGCAATGGCTTGCTCATTGTCTCGAGCTCGACACGATGTCTCAGGGGAATAGTTTTGAGCATGCGCTTGAAATGATCTTCGAGGCCATCGTGATGGTGGTGAACGACGATCGACTTGCTGGACGAGAGCCATTGGAGCGTCGAGCCCCCAAGGAGTTCTTCGAGGAGCTCTACGCCGTGCTTGCGCACGGCAAAAAAGTGTCGATGACCGACTTAAAAAAACTAAGCAACGACGGCAAGCTTACGGCTTTGTGCGCAACGCAAATCGAGCTGCACGAACGAGTTGAAGAACGAGCGCCAACAGCTGTTCCTATGTTGACGCGTCTATTCCCTGTATTTACGCAGCAAGAATTAGCCTGCTGCTGACATGGCCGCTCCTCTTCGCGACATCGTTCGCGCCTTCGAGGCTATGGGAGGCGTCGTTGAGTCGCCGAAGAAGGGGTCTCACTGGAAAGCCAAAATGGGAGGGAAAAGCTACCCACTTCCTGCACACAACGGGGAGCGATCCGAGATCCGAGACCTCTACATCAAAGGCCTCTGTCGATGCTTCGACATTGACGAGTCGGAATTCAGGAAAAAACTTTGATCGTCGCCGTGAGGTAGCTAATCCCGATACACTTCTCGACGGTCGCCGATCTCGTAGACAAGCACCACGCGCATGGCGTCATCTACCGTGTATCTGACTCGATAGTTTCCAGCTCGGATCCGATACCAAGGCTTGCCTCCGTGCATACGCGTGCTCCCATAGGGACGAGGGTTCGTGCGCAGTCCATCGATAGCCTCGCGAATGCGTCCACGATGTGGTTCCACAATGCCGTCAAGCGCTTTTTCAGCCGAGCGTTTGAGGGCTATTGCGTAGATCACTGGACAGACCGGACTTCGTTTGGGTAGAGGCGCGCCACCACTTCATCCCACGGCACAAGATCCTCCTTGTCGACATCCTGCCAGTTCGGGTTCCGTGCGGCCCAGTCGTCTGCCTCGGCATCCTCGGCGATTTCATCGGCGACGCGTTGCTCAAGAGCGGATGCGCAATCCAATAGCGCTCGGACAAGGCGAGTTGCCGTATCGTTATATTCACGGCAGAACACCGGGAATGCCTGCGCCACCGGAGCGGTTTCCAACACCTTCAGCGATGCCCATCGTGGCGCCCATTCACGCATCATGCTCGCAATCCGTAGCATCGAAGCGCGAGCCTCTTCGTCGAGGAATGGATCTGCGTCGGCAAGATCTTTTACCTGAAGGACCTCACGCGTCATCTGATCGAACGTACGTCGAGCTGCCATCGCCGAACGAAAAATCTCTACGATTGCTGTGCCTTCTTGATCGAAGGTTTCCCGTTTGGGCTGGCGTTCGTCGAGGCGCACTTCGGCGACGTGAAAAGACCGCAGTTGAGCTTCTAGAGCGTGTAGATCCAATGGCAACATCACCTCACAGTGTAGTGCTGTTCGATCGCCATTTCCAGCCTTACCGCCGCCCTAGACACGCGGCCGCGTGGTGCTTGGTGCTGAGTGACGCTCTCCTGGTACAGTCCCGGTAACGTGCTACGGTTAGCCCTGCGGCGAATGGAGCAATGCGATGACTGAGCAAGAAGGAAAAATCACAACCAGCGAAATAGGCTACTTCACGGCATCTTCTTGTCAGGTTCGAGGGACGGTATGGGTCGTGCAGTTGATTGCTGGCGATGTTGCGGCGAGCGGGACGAACGCTACAGAAATCCCAAAAATCGCGATCGCGATGCCGTGGCCGCTCGCCAAAGCCGTCCACAAAACGCTCGGTATGGCTATCGAGAACTATGAGCGGCAAGAAGGAGCGATCGCGATGCCAAAAAGCATCGATGCTCAACTCACACGAGCTGATACTGCGAATAAGAGCAGAAGCACGTGAGGGGAAGCGGATGTCGGATTTTCTAGGTCTCGACCGTCGAGGAAACAAGCTTCTTTTCCCGCAAAGCACGTGGGAACACGTAAAGCTACGTGGTCACTTCGATCCGGGGATGTACCGCATCGTGATGAGCTCGTTTGAGCGTTCGACAATTGTTCTTGACAACCCAAGGCTCGACGAGAACTTTTTACAAACGGACCAGCGGAAAGGGGATGAGCGTTATGTCTCCTGGGTTCCCAAACTGGCTCAGTATCTTGTCGTACCTGTTATCGTGAAGTTGACAGAATTTTCCAGGCCAGGCCACCCAACGATAGATCCACCGTTGCGCATTGCCGTCACCGCTTACCCAACTCCAGAGATCCCTGCTGGAAAGGAAATTTGGAAATGGCCGCCCAACGAGTCTTGATCCAGTTCAACGATCTCACCGATGTAGTGTCTGCTTTCTTCGACGGGACCAAGAGCTCTATTTATGGGCCGTCGCAAGAGGACAATCACATCATGTTGGAGCGCGATGCGACCGGGCAGATAGTTGGTGTAGACGTCCTCGGCGCGAGCGACCTCAAGACGAGCATATGGTCTCGACACCCTGTAAGGCATGACATTCCTGCCGAGATTCTAGGCGAGTTAGACCGCTGGTTAGCTCGTCGCTCGCCCGCATGAGCAGACGCTCACCGCCGCCCTAGACACGCGGCCGCGGTTGGATCGATCATGGCATCGGAGGCACAACCATGCGGGGTCGAATCGTTCGCGTAGTCGAGGCGTTGGTTGCAGGATGTTGCGTGTATTATGCAATGGCAGCATGCAGCGGTGCAAGCCATGCAACAGATGATGGTGATGACACGACGACTGGCGGCGACACCACGCCGTCAGACGGCGGGAAATTGTCGCCACGTGACGCCGGCTCGTCGTCGAGTTCGCCGGTGCCAAACGCGATGGCCGATGAGTGGTATGCGTCAGGATCGAGACTGAAGCTTCAGTATTACGAGGCAGACGACGGCGCGAAGCAGTTCGTTGGCTGGTTCGATTCGCAAAGGAGTGAAAACTGCACGTTTTCGCTTCATGCCGATGGACAGATCAGGTGCCTGCCGATCTCTACCGGCTTATCCGCTTATTCCTACTACAGCGATGCAACATGTCGAACGTTGCTGGCGAGTCGAAGCGCGTCGAACGCTCCTGCGCCTGCTTACGCTTATTCGGGTAATGGGACCGGATGCCAACTTTTCTCAATCGCTGCGCCGTACACTGGTTCGGTATACATGGCTCTGAGCACATGCACCAACGTTACCGCGTCAACTTCTAGCGACTTCTTTTTGCTCGGCGATGAGATCCCAGGCACATCGTTTGTTGCCGTAACGCTGAAGACCGCGCAGTAGGACGTTCTTCGCGCAGACAGCGTGCTCGCCCAACCCGTCCGGGGCTGGGCGAAACTTTTTTTGTTCGATTTGCTTGACGCATAAAAGCGACGTGTATAATGTAAGCGACATGACCCACCCCGAAGCGAAGCCGCATGAGGCGGCGAGCGACGAGCAACCGTTCCATGTCGACGTCAAAGTCGACCCAGTCGTCATGGCTTTGGTGAGCAAGGCCACCAGTTTCTTTCACGAGCTGGCCGATCTGAACCTGGAAGCCCAAGGTCTCGGCGAGGAGATTGGCAACCTTATTAGCGAATCTGTCTCATCATCATCATCAGATGAAGCCAGGCGAAACGCGTACGTCGGTACCGCCTGCTGGGAATGCGACGAAGTAATTCGTACACCACATTTACAGACGGTGCTTCTCGAGGACGCGGAGAAGGCGACCGTACAAGCGTTCTGCAGCAAGAAATGCTCGACTGCGCGCGATGCCCGACTGGGATGGAACGATCCAGGGGGAGACGTCACCAAATTCCTACGAGACGAATTGCTACCTGATTCTCCCTCAACTCCGGATGGCGCGACATAAAAACATTTTTGGTCTCGCTGAAAGCTTTGTTTATTGCGTCTCGATGCGAGCTTCCGCTCGCGATCAAGTCCTTGACCCGCGTCGAGTAGATTTTCCATAGCTCTTCGCGGAAACGACGAATTGTTTCACCGTCTGTAATCGTAGGAAATTCGCTCTGGAAAGAAGCGGACATCCCCGCATGAACGCTCCATCGGTCCTTGGTGGTCAACTTTTACGATCAATAAAGGGAAACCCACATGATCCCCGGCATCTACTGCATCGAGCACAAAACCACTTCCTCGGATATTACCCCAGGATCCAAATACTGGAAGCGCCTTCGCCTTGACGGCCAAGCGTCAAACTATAACGATGCCGTCAAGCAATTATACGGCGAAGAAGCACGTGGAATCATTTACGACGTCATCCGCAAGCCAACGATTTGGCCGCTGAAAGCAACCGCGGTCGAATCGAGGAAATTCAAAAAGGACGGCGCGCTCTACGCAAATCAACGAGACAAGGACGAGTCGCCGGACGAATACAGCGAGCGGTTATTGGCAGACATCGCCGAAAAACCGGAGAAATATTACCAGCGTGGCGAAGTCGTTAGGCTCGAGTCTGATGTCAAGGCGCATGCCGGAGATATATGGGCGATCGGAGAACAAATCCGGAACGCCCAAAAGACCCAGCGATGGCCACGCAATACTGACGCGTGCGACTACTACTCGGGATGCGCATACTGGCCGGTTTGCGCTGGAGAATCGGAGATTACCGACCCGTCGTTCTGCAAGGCGGAGAAGCAGCACCCCGAATTGAGCGAGGGCAATTGCTTGCATCTTCCAGTCTTGACGTCTTCGTCGATCAAATCCTACCGCTCATGTCCGCGTAAATACTATTACGCCTACGAGCTACGACGACGCCCAGTCAAATCGTCTGACAGCCTGCGCTTCGGCACGTTGTTTCATCAGGCGCTAGAAATCTGGTGGAAAACGGCAGATCTCGAGCAGGCCCTCACGGCACTGTCTGGCGAGGCAGACCCGTACGAACGCGTTGAAGCCGCGTGCCTAATGGTCGGATACCACACGCGCTGGGTAGACGAGCCCTATGAAGTGCTCGGCGTAGAAAAAGAATTCTCGCTGCCGGTTGTAAATCCCGACACCGGTAAGTCGTCCAGGACATGGATATTGGGAGGCAAATTCGATGCAATCGCTCGAAAGGAGGCAGCAGTAGCATGATCCCGTTGCAAACAACGCCCGCACTGAATGGGGCGCAAAAAAAGAAGTCAAAAACTATAGCTGACGCCACGCGCGGCAAACAACAAACCCCATGGTACATCCTACTGTACGGGGAGCCAAAGGTGGGGAAATCGACCTTCGCCTCCGGGTCGCCATCGCCGATTTGGATCGACCTTGACAATGGCAGCGTTGACCTCGACGTCGCGAGATACCCCAAGCCAGAGACGTTCGCTGAGCTTCGGGAAGCCATCAACGACATTGCGAAGAACGGAAAAGCGAACGGGTATCAAACACTGGTAATCGACCCCATTTCGCATATCGAGCCGCTCATTACACTCGACATCACCAACGGTGAAATCGTCAATACCAAGACCTGGGGGGGCGGCTACGGCGCATACGACAACGCCGTGCGCGACCGAATTCACCTCTTCTTTTCTGACATCGAACGGGCTTGGTGCGCTGGGCTAAATGTGATGCTAATCGGGCATTCGCGAACGAAGCGCTTCGATGATCCGGCCGGCCCCTCGTACGACCGATATGAGTTGGACGTCGAGGCAAAATCGCTGGCTGGTCTCGCGGTCAAAAATACAAAGGCGATTCTCTTCGCTCGCCGAGAAGTGTTTGGTCGGCAACACGATAAGGCGGAAAATAAGAGGATTCGAGCGGCGGGGAGCGGAGAGCACATGCTATACACCGCAGCCACGCCAGGTTTCCTAGCCGGAAATCGCTGGAATCTGCCGCCGGAAATGCCGCTCTCGTGGCCGGTATTCGCAGCGGAGTTGGCGCGAGGGCCCGAGCGTGAGGCGGAATTGCGGGCTCAAATTGAGTCGGGACTCACAGAAATCAACGATCCAGCCGTGAGTGAAAAGGTAAAGAAAATGCTGGCTGACGGCGCCGTCGTTGCGGACGTCGCCAATGCGGTGAGAGTGAAACTGGCGGAAAATAAAGGAGAAAAATCATGAACGGCGAACAAACGGTAGATCCAGTTCCGGAAGGGCAATACAAAGCGAAAGGAATTGCTGGGTCCGAACAGTACGGAATTAGCGGCCAAGGTGAATATCAGGTCGCCGTCGACCTGGCATTGCTCGACACTCCGTACACCGTCACCATGGCCCTGTCGTTTGCTGAGAATGCAGCGCCGTATTCGATTGAGCGACTAAAGAAATTGGGCTGGAAAGGCGGCAGCAATGATTCCCTGCCTGGAATCGACACGAACGAAGTGCATGTAGTTGTGCGCTACGAAACGTACAAGGGCAAACGGCAAATGCGGATTGACATCGTGTCGTCTAAATTCTCGTTCAAGAACCCGATGGACGACAAGGAGAAGCGAGATTTCTTTTCGCGACTCAATAAAGGGGCGTCGCAAGTTAAGGCGCCGAAGCAAGATAATGGCTGCCCGCCAGACTGGGACATCCCGGCCTCTTACGAGCGCCCACCAGTAAGGTTGTAACATGCAATCAACGGCGCAAGCTGCCGTTCACCGAGCGCTCGATCATTATAGGGGGTCGATTCAACCTTCTCGGAAAGCAAAACCAGAAATCACTTCCGGCATGCGCTGCGAGATGGATTTTTGCGGCAAGATAATTCGCGGTCGAATCGATTTTATTGAGGACGGTTGGATCTACTGGATCGCCGACAACGGCGATGTGTGGTGCTCGCGAATACGCGAGTAAATAAAGCTTCGGGACACGCTAGTGGGTTTGCGTGGATGCACCTCTCGCCGGTGGAGGCCCGAGCAGCCGGCACTTGTGGGTCTGGGAGTTTAGCCGGGTTATGACGGACCCAATAAATGTCACCAAATCCGGGCGTCTGGCAACGCGGCCGATACTAACAGCGTGACAGCCGGGAGAGACCGGCACTCCCTATCTCGAGGTGTAAAATGAGTGCAAATTGGTGGGACGCAGAACATGGGGACGAGCCGGATGCCTTTACGCTTCTTGCTGCCGAAAAGCGGGTCACCAGCGGTCTAGAGAAGATTCAGCGCCTGGCAATGGAGCAGTATGTGGATAGCGCCTACTTCAGGGCTCTGAATAGAGCCCCAAACGAGTACCGCGAGGAAATTGCACGAATACTTACTTACGGGGTAGTCGACAGCACTATTTGTAGAAATGTTGGGAGAATTGAGCGGTTAGATTAGCGCGTAGGTGCCGGCACTCTATGCGCTAGACATCGAATACGAATGTCCGAGGCAATAGCTCGGACAGGCGCCGTAGACGTGAATGGCTTCTGGCTGCATTCGGCGATGGACGGAAATGCCGATGCAGCAACTGCGGACGCACACTCAGAATGCGTACGATTACCGTCGATCGCATTATTCCGGGTATCTACGGTGGCAAATACACGCGGGACAATATCCGTCCAATGTGCGCGAGTTGCAACATGTCGATAGGCGGCATGTTGGGAGCAAAAAGAAGAAAGGAAAATCAATCATGGAACCACAAGCAGACGCAATATTGATTTATGGGTTCGCAGTCAAGCGAGAAGAAGGGGGGTTAGACCCGGATTTTATCCGTGCGGTCGAAACTCTCGGTGCAAAGGTTCTCGCCCTGCCATTTGACGCGCCAGACCTATATATTATCGGTCTAATCCAGGACTACTACAGCGTTTCGTCGCGGGTATCTATTCTAGATCTCAACGAAATGGCCGCTAAGAATGGGTTGGCGGACAACGCCGACAGGGCGGAACCCAGAGCGAGACTCAGAGCGTTCGCTACGCTCTTGGGGCTTGAGCATTGCGCTCCTCGATGGCTGCTGCACTCACGGATTGTGTGATGAAATTCCGTCGTCGGCGCCAAGATAAGATCCAATGGCGAAATAACGGCGGCTTGGGCTGCTACGTAGCTGAGTCGATCGACGCGATGGTCGAATTCGTCGGCGGGCGCTGGCGAGTTACTCGTGGTGGCGTCGATCTTGGAGAATTTGAATCGATTGTTCCGGCCATTGCGGCCGCGGAGAAGGGAGTAGCAAAATGAGCGCGCTACCGATTGTACATCCGGTTCTAGCATCACTTTCCGGGCGGCATCGGCCGCCAATGGCGACGCTGCGGGATGGCATGAATGAGGACGATGACGACACTGAAGTCATCACTAAGGAATACCCGCTTCTACCCGTTCCCACGCGCGAAGAGAAAGATCAGCATTGTCCAGAGCTCACCTATTTCGCCCAGCGGTGGGAACTGAAGAGTCAAATCTATCGTCGCTACCGTGATGCGCATCAATTGATCAAAGCTGCCAGGCGTTGGGGTGCGCCGAAGGAACGCGACGTACAAGACGCGGCACTGGCAGGAATCAAAACGTGCCGTAAAAACATCACCCAGACTCGTGTTGCCTTGAACGTCCTGAAAGCGATGTACGTCGCCAAATACGATGATAGTGAGGAGTGACTGGTATTCGATTCGCAATTGCATACCGCAATTACCGTTATGGAATCAAAATGACTGACACGCTGCTCTCCCCCGAAGATGTCGCTTGCATCCTCAATGTTAGCCCACGTTCGGCTCGCGACTACATGGGGCGAATGAAGCACATCTTCGTGGGGAAACACTTGCGCGTCACACGACAGGCGTTGGACCGATGGATAGCCAAAAACACGCGAGGCGAAAACGAGAATTACCCGACCCAAGATTGTATCGACGCGGGAGGTATATTTGGGCGCGAGTCCGAGACGAGTGGGGGAAGATCGATCGCGTCACCACGCGCTGCACCGATCCGAAAGCCGCGGCTCTATTCGCCGACGAGTACGAACGACGTGCCGCCGATCCGGCCTACCGCCGCTCGGCCGAGACGACGCTTGCAGATGCCATCCTCGACTGGATTACCGAGCTCCGACGTCGGAAGGTGAGCGATGCCACGGAGCTGATTGCTCGGCAGAAGTCAGGACATTTCGTGCGCCTTTGGGGCGCTGACTGGCCGCTTCAGCGCGTCACAAACGATCTTGTGCTCGGCTACATCGATACTCGACTTGGCGAAGGCGTCGTACGGTACACGGTCAAAAAGGAGCTTGGCGCGCTCAAAGGCTTCCTTGAATGGGCCAGGTTCCGCGGCACGTTCCCGTACGAGCTCTCGACCGTGATCCCGCCGAGGTTCGCTGGTCAGCACAAGCCGCGGTCGCGCGCGCCGACACGCGACGAAGTGCTCAAGTTGATCTCAGCGCTCGAAGTCGGTCGCGGTGCGCACATCGCGTTTATCGCCGGGACGGGGGCACGCTGGAGTGAGAGCCTACGCGCGGAACACACAGACGTGGATCTCGTCGAGCAGCGTGTGCGCCTCCGAGGGACAAAGACCAAAGCGTCTGACGAGTACGTTCCGATCACGGGCGTCACGTGGTCATTCATTCAGCATGCTCTCACGCACGCATCAAAGAGTGGACGCATGTTCCGACCGTGGAACAACGACAGCCGAGACATCAAGGCCGCGTGCAAGCGTTCCGGCATCGACACATGCACGCCAAACGATCTGCGCCGGGCGTTCGGAACCTGGCATCGTCAGGCACTCATCGCCGGCGGGGTGAACGAAAAAAGCTCAGCCGAAATCGTTTCCGTCCTGTTGCGGCACACGACAGACACCCTCGCTCAGACTACGTACGCACGCCTCTCGAGCCGTGACGTGGGCCCGTCAATTCGGGCCATATTGCCTGTGCCAGATTTGTACCCGCAACCAGCACCAACCGCCTCTACCGAGCCAAACGAGCATCCAAAATAAGCCGAAAAACCATCGCGCCCAGGTGGACTCGAACCACCGACCCGCGGCTTAGAAGG